CGACAGGCCAAGCTCACGCTCCAGATTCTTTAGGCGCATGGAGAGCGTTGGCTGACTGACAAAGCTCGCCTCTGCCGCCCGGCCAAAGTGGCGTTCGCGCTCAAGATTACAGAGATATATAAGCTGTTTTATGTCCATTATCTTTATTTATCAACCACTTAAAAATATTATAAAACTAAAATAAAAAAATTATGTACTAATTTGTGTACTAATAAAAATTTTACCATGCTCATTCTGATGCTTATCTGCCGAATAGCGGCTTTGAGCCTCAGTTAATGCGCGATTTATCTTAGCATGGCAGAAATAGTGGGCTTTGCGGATCAGGCTATGAGCTAAAACGGCAGGCCAAACTGGTCCTCATCGAATACCTCCAGTTGCGGCCTGATGCTCTCCAGTGCGAGCAGGTAGTCGATCCCCTGCGCCAGTGATGTCGGCTGCCCGAACTCAAGCCAGAAGTAAAAGGCATACGTCCGACCAAACCAGTAGCCGCCGCCGCATTCCTTTGGACGCTGGAAGAATACCCATTCACCCTCCCTGAAGTGCTCAAGCTCCTCGCCCCGGTAAACCACCTTGAAGTTACTGTCCTTGCCGCCCATAAAATCCCCCTGCTGAATTACTGTATATAACAACAGAAATAGCTGTGGGTGATTTCGATCAAGCGAAATGGATTGGGATATTTGTAAGACTCGGATGCTTTTTATGCGTTAGTTCCCTCAACTTCCTTATTCTGCATCTGAATAGCGACATCTTGCTGGCGACGGTTGTATTCAGAATCGGAAGGCATCTCCAGACGAACGTCAATCCATGTCTCGCCAGGGATATCTGTCAGTGCGCCCTTAACAACAGTCAAATCACCGTCATCTGAAAGGCTGTACTTTTGCCTGAAGCACCGGACGACAATGCCTTCTGCCGTTTCTTCAGCTTCCGCAAGGGCAATGATTCGCCCCTGTCCATTACCGCAATCCATCACCTTCCAAAGATCTTTAGCCAGCCCGGCAGCGCCTTTTACAAGGTAAGTTCCCGTTGCGGTGCGGGACACTGTGCAGCCTTTAGATTCCTCATTACACAATGCTCTTTTTGTTACCCAAGAGTATTCTTCATTGCTGACGCCCAGCAAATCCATTCTGGTTACGGTATCCCGGTCGTTAACAATCCTGACTATGGGTGATGCCGGAACTAATGCTCCAGTTGAGTTCGTTGTGGTATTAAAAGTTGTGTATACCTTGCTGGCCCGGTACTGGCCGTTAATGTTTGATGCATAGATAAGGTTGCCGCCGGTACCCATCCCTAAATAGTGCTGCCATATGCCAGCTCCGGCCGCGCCTGAACCGTCACTTCTGTTGCTGACCTGCAGGCAAGTTCCATAGGTCTCACCATATCCAAATGTTGTGTTGTCCCACCCCCATACGCCTGCCCCCTGAATATTTGCTGTTCGCCCCCCCGTAGAGAATGTATAGCGCAGCAACTCAGCGTTTAAATCTGAACGGTCGATTAGATCCTGCAAAGCAAGGCTTTTAATACCCAAATCTGAACGTGCCGTTGCCGCCGTTCTGGCTGTTAAAAGGTTCAACCATGCTGCCGATTTGTCCAACAGATCAACCAAGTTCTGTGATTTGTCAGTTTTGTTTGAATATTGATTGGCCATATAGTTCCAGCTAGGTCCGCTGAACTGGCTGCCATCTGGCAAACTGACCGTAACATTTCCGGTGCTGCTAAATATCTGCTGCCAGTTGGCTTTGTCCAGATTAAGCCCCCGAATTGCTTTCGCTACATCAGCAGCAACCTGCGCAGTGATACCTACCAGCGTTGCATTGGGTACCGGCGTCCATGACAGCCCGGAAATGGTTGCGCCACCGTAAGCAGCAATCAGGGTAAGCGCAGTCGCTGATTCAACAGATTTAATCCCCAGCGTATAAGTTACGCCTCCGACTACCACTACAACGAAATCATTAGCTTTCAGTTCGCTGGTAAAGCTGGTTCCTGTGCCGGTTACCGCGGCTGAGTTGTTGGTTAAAGCAATAGTGCCTGCTGGCATAGTTTTCTCCGGGCAATAAAAAACCCGGCGCAGTGGCCGGGTCTGTTGAAAGGGGTTTAATTCAGAAGTAATCGGCAGCGTCCAGGCAGGGCAGCGAGCACCCTACCTGCTTGGCCTTTTGATACAGGCTAACGGGCGCATCAGCCCCTGCTGGTCTGGCACGCGCGCAGGACACGCTGTTACCTGACATCTTGAAACCGGCATACAGAACAGGCCGGAAAGAGTAGTTGCCAGATGACCGACTGAAGTCACCGCGCTGAATCCCAATACTGCAGAGCGGCACCATTGGCAGCGCCACATTACCGGACGGGTCCACCCAGCTAAGCACCTCTCCGCTGGACGTGTCGAAATTGTCATAGTTGGGAAAGTTGAATGTGCCGCCACGCCACATCACCGGAGGGTATTTGCTGGAGAAGGTAATGACGTTCTGTGCGTTACGAATAACCATTCCCCAGCCTGATGCTGGCAGCGACGGAGAGAATGCGCAGGAGATAATGACCAGTTGTACGCCTGCAACAGAATCCCCCACCCCCGCTCCTCCGGCGCTACCAAAGCCGGTATAACACTCAATGCGGTTGTTATCCCTGTTAAGGAATAATGGTGTCGACGTGTTGTTCCATCGGGCAAAAACCACATACGGGCCCATATTCAGCACGCTGGCTGGGATATCCCAGTATCCATTCACCTCCACAGTGCCGCGCCATGTGACGTAGCCAAGATAACTGGTGTCGTTGATTTCCATGAAGTTGGCACCGTCCGTGATGCGCGCTCCGTAACTGCCGGGGTTTGACTGCCCGGCTATGGAAAACACATCAACCGTGGCGAAGTTGTTGACCACGTTTTCCACGCCCTTGCTGCCGCCCACCGAGTAGCTGAAATTACCTCCGGCATCCACGCCCCAGCCATTTACATAGAAGAATTGGGGCACCTGACCGTCTCCCGGAAAGATGTCAACAAGGCTTCTCGGCACAACCAGCGGAGTAGCGCCGGGCGTTGGTGCCTTGATGCCCCGGACTCGATCCCTGCCGTTGAGCTGCATGGTCGACAGATAAGAAAGAAAGCGCGTCCCTGCATCCAGGATGATTTGCTTGCCTCCATCATCCGGGGTAATCCTTACGCCGTAATAATCAGCCATCAGCTCAGTTTCCCCGCTTTAAACCGCTCAACCCCACCGGCGTCGTAAACGGCAAATCCCGTATCATCCATGCGTGTTGATCCGCCACCGCCCGCCCCTCCGAAGAAGAAGCCAGAGTTTTTATCAATTCGCCACCCGATGGTTCCGTTGTAGTTCGTCGACTGAATGAAATTACCAATTTTGCCGTTATCTATTGTTCCGTCCTGAATAAAAGCTGACCGCAAGAATGTCTGTCCGTTAACTGCTGCAAAAGCAAGCTGATAACTGCCATTATTGGTGTTGTAAATTGCGAAGTTATCCGCGCTGAATAACGCATATGACTGCACTGAGCCGTTGTTTCCTTCAACGCCTAACTGCATGCCTGCTACATACTTATTACCATTACTGTCTACCTGTACCTTCACGCCCCACTGAGCGGATAGTTTACCGGTTAAATCAGCGTAAGCGCTGGAGACCTGCTGGACTGCTGCGGTGTTTTTCGCGGACTGGGCCTGCACCTGCTCAAACTTTTCGGCATAGGCATGATCGTTATCCACGATGGTTTTTTTGACGCTCAGAATATCAGCCCGGTTCTCGCCGTAAGCTTTAAACTGATGATCGATTGACGCGTCCAGATTAAGTGCGTTCTGAAGCAGACCTTCAATATTGGTGTCAATTGTTGATGACAGGCGATCGAAGGCTTCGGATTTTCTGATGGCCTCATCGATGTAATCCAGCATGCCAGGGATGTCGTCGGATGCCTTTCCAGATACTTCAACGAAAGGTGATACGCCGAAGGCATTCTTTGTGCGAACGTACATATAGTAGGTTGTGTCAGCTTTCAGCCCGTGTAACGTCCATTGCGATGCCCGCCCAAGGAACTGAGCTTCATTCTCAACGTTACCAATGCTGGTTACCTTGGCCTCACCTGTGTACCAAAATTCGAATGAAGTATCTGTCGTTGCTGACACGCTCATTACAGGCACGATATCCGCAGAAAATATGCCAGGAGTCCACTGCACGAATGAAGGCGCAGAAGGTGCGCCGATAACCAGACTCACCTGCGTCTCGGCGCCTTTCATGCCGTTGTCATTGCGACCACGGACGCCCAGCGTATAACTTCCGACATCAAGCCCGTAAAACTCATAACGGAACTGATCGGTCTCATACTGCACGACAACCTTTCCATCAAGGCTGTACACATACAGCTCAAACATCATTCTCTTTGTTGTTGTTGCCGTCTCCCAGGAGGCCGTTACCTGCACCGTTTCAGTGTTGTTGTTGATAATGCGCAGATTCTCGATATTCGGAACCCGATATCCGTTCAGGGTATCGTTGGGAATATCAAACACGGCGCCATCATCAACAATAGCCTGTTTGTTGGGGTCATACAGAGTGGCCGAGATACTGTAAAGCGAATTGTTATCGTCCTCTGTGATACCCATTACCCTGAACAGTCGGGTGGCTACCTCCCCCGTTGAAATGACAAATATAGTGCCGTCGCGCACCCATGCGGGCACCGACTTAAGAGTGATAATCCTTCCTGAAGCAGATGCTATTTCGTACTTAACGAATTTGCCGTCAGAGCCCATAAGCGACATCCGGTCTCCGGCGCCAGCCAGGCTGGAAACGTCAGCATCGACAGTAATTCTGGTTCCGATGTGCGAAGTTATTCTTCCGCCTAACCGGGTTGCCGCATAATTGTTGTCCATCAGCTCAATGACATCGCCAGGCATGAATGCGATCGCATCTCTTGCCATCCTGAAGCTAACTTTTTTGGTTTCCCACTTTGCCGTCTCCAGCAACCATTTGCCAGCCCGAAATGCCTGTCCCCGCGACGTGCATCCGAATGCCTCCAGCGTCGTCTCGTTGTACTGGTAACGATCGATCATTGCGTCATCGGAGACGTATTCTTTTACCTGCTCCCAGCCGTTGTTTGGGTCAGTCCACGAAACCACTACGGCATTAAAACGCTCTGATCGCTTCATCGAGCTGTATGTGAACAGGCCATCTACAACGCTGGCATTGGTCACTGCAGCAACCGGGTCCTGCGGGTTGTCGAGCATGATTGAAAAGCGCAGTCCATCCCAAAGGGCGATGCCGCGAAACATCCCGGCGATGTCATCCAGCAGATCTCTTGCCGTCTTCTGCTCAGTGATGTAAGCATTGAGCGTGAAGCGCGGTTCCTTCCCGCCATAACCATCATCAACCAGCTGATCGCAGAACTGTGAAAGCACATACAAGCTTCCGTCATCGACATCGATATAACCGGCACGCTTAGCCAGCCCAAAACGGGTATTTTTAACCAGCGCCCGGAAAATCCACGCAGGGTTGTTTGTCCAGGACGATTTAAATCCCCCAGTCCAGATTCCTGCATAGGTGCGGTTTATTGGGTCATAGTTGTCAGGTACATCCACAATCAGCCCACGAAGGTGATAGGTTCTCGTCGGCGTGTCAGTGTACTGGTCGCGGTCTATTACTGCCCCTGCAATGGCTGCATACGGATAGGAGAGGTTCTGATCTGTTATTTCACTGAAGCTGTTCCAGATGGTGCCGTTGGTGAGCAGGTCACTTCCGCTGTCGGCGGTCAGCCTCCGCAAGCGTATATCGAAGGGCTTTGTTGCCGGCGCATCAATCATATGCGCTTCAAGATACTCACCGGATATTTTGCCGGAAATGGTAACCATCTTGGCCACTTCCCATCCGCTATTCCCGACCCTGACGTCAATCGACATACTGACGGACGTTTCTTTCTGATTGCCCTTGGTATCCTGCTCCGCCAACCCCGTTACGCCAATGTTCATCCTCACGCGAGTGACATCAGTGTCTGTTACGGTGCGCACAAGTGGCGTGTTCAGCGTCACCTCAGTGTTGACTACAGTCGTTGATTCGATTGAGTCAAACCCGGTTATGGGTGCCTGTGTTGCTGAGCCCGGACGCCACGCGATGCTAACGCCATTAATGCTGGGGTTCCCTGCACTGTCAGTGACTGAAGTCTTGTTAAGCATGAATGAAGAGAGGCTGTTTTGATCTACCGGTCCGTAGATTGGGCCTTCTGAAATCAGGTCGAGAACGCGGAGGAATTGCTTTGATTTTAAATTGTCGTCGATAAGTTTTGGTGTACTTCCACCGCCGCCACCTGAGCTCATATTTTCACCTTAACTGATGGATTCCGACCAATCCTGATTATTAGAAGTGTCGATACCGAGAGATATCACGTTGGAACCAACAACCATCTCGCCAAGCAAAAGCGGTACCGGACGGCCCTGACCAATCCGGTTCTCTGCGCTGGTAAAAGAGTTATTGGTTAGCGAGTTATTTGCTGCGTCATCAGCTGATGTTTTAGTCTTCATGTGGGAAGTCATGTAGAGCGAGTAAGCGACCGAAGCCACCGTTACCGCCACCATGATCCATGCCGCCGCGGCGGCACTTATCGAACCTTCAACGACGGGCGCGAACAGCACCGTCGAGCCATCCTTAAGATGACGGTTCATATGAAATTCGAGTTCATTGCTGGCTACGTCTGAACGATCAACGCGAATACGCAGGCGGGTTTTATAGAAATCTCGTTTAAATGCAGGGCACTGTGCCAGGAGCAGCCTCAATCCCTGTGAAGGTGTATCAACGTTTAAAGCGATCTGGCGGAAATGTCGTCGAAGATTCCCCGCAAATCTAAAGATGAGCATTGTTCATGCCTCCAGATTGAATGGGTAAGTTTTACGTAGGCTTGTCGATATGGCTCGCGACGGCTCAGGCGCCCGGCCTGCTCGTGATGGAGCACTGTGTTATCACCAAGCCAGATCATTGCGTGGCAAGGATCGGACTCTGCGAAGGCCCGCCGGATGATGACGTCCCCCGACTGGATGGCTTGCGCATCAACCTGGTGAAAGCCATTGGCAGCCATATTCTTGATATAAAGATTCTCTCCCCTGACCCACCAACCTGTTGATCGTTCAAAGTCTGGCAGGTCGATTCCGCACAGGTGGTAGGCATCCCGAAAAAGCGTGTAGCAGTCCATTACGCCATGCTCAAACGAGCGTCCAAGAAGATGCGGCACCGGCCTGAACTTCCTCAGCTCTCTGGCACTGGCAAGCCACCATTCAACATCCGTAGCAATCTGCGACTGGCGGTCAGCACCTGAAAGAACCAGCTTTGGCTGCGGATGAGAATGAAAAACGGCGGTGATTTCTCCCGCAGCTTCTGCATTCATCCAGTCTGTATCGCTTATCCTGAAGTTCCTGTCTGGTTCAGGGTGAGCATTCTTACAACGAATCAGCCTGGCGCCATCAATAATCAGACCGCAGGCCTCGCGGGTCGACGATGCTGCATATGCAAGGCATTCACTTTCTAACGTCATGAGATTTTCCCTGAACCGGGGAATCCCCCGAATGGCTTAGGCGAAGGCTTCGGATAGCGAAAATTACACCCGGAAAGGTGCTTTGAGCACTTATCTCTCGACAGGTCTGATGTGGGGTTATCCTTCTCATCGGCTACTGCCGGGCCGTCATAGAAGCACCCATCTCCCCTGTAAACCCACTGGCAAACGTCTGCCAGTATCGTGCGAGCCGGGATGATCGCATTGTCGCAGTCCACAGGAGTGGCGAGGCTGTAGGTAACGGTCTCAAAGGTCTCTTCCGTCATCTCTTCAATGACGTACCTTGAAACGGCCTCCATAGTGCTGTCTGCATTCGCATTGCCATTAGGGAAGTTGACTGCATCCAGATGCTTAACCAGAACCTGACGCCGCGTGACAACTGCACCAAGCGCATCATCAAAGTCATGGTTGATACCGGTAATCAGGCCGGATATGTTTGCCACCTTCATCGTGGGGCGCGAATACGTCCCTTCTGATTTGGTTTCAAAACCCTCCACCGCGATCGGATACGCTGAATACTTTCTTCCCTGCCAGACAACATCACCGTAATAACCGTTTGTTCCTGAGTGGAAGCGAATCACATCCCCACCGAGCGCTTGCAAATCAACCTCAAAGAGGTCAAGCATTGCGCCAACGCCAGCATCAACACTTTCGATAATCAGCTCTGCCGGAATGTCTCTCATCGCGGCACCTGCTCAAAGTCGGCTGAAAGCTTGTAGTGGCCTCCATTTTTTACGAGCGACCATGATCGGCATACGAATAACGCCTGCGTTCCGGTATCCGATGGCGTCCAGTAAAAGGACTCCACTGCCATCCTCGCTGTTAGAAAAGCATTTGCCTGTTTTGCCACGTTTGGCCGCGAACACTTCGCATCGTCCACTCCTACAAACTCCAGTGAATATTTGTCCATGAGCGGGTTAATACCTTTGGTCTGGCGCTGCTCGTAACCATCTCCAAGCTTCACCACTGCCACATTTGGCGTTCGATCAGCCGTGAAGCTCTTTTGAGGGCTCCAGATGAATGTTTCTGGCATTGAATACTCCGGTGTAGAATGGCACTGCATAACAATGCGCATCATAAAAATTTGAGGAAATTTATATGCTTGATATTTCTGAAATGACTTACGAACAGCGAGATCTTATTGTTTTACGTAGTGCCATGCAGTTTGTAATCAGTGTGCTGAGTGATGAGCAGCGAGACCGCTTACATGAATTGGCTAATGGAGCCAAAAATGGCGCAACTGAGAGCGAGGATGAGGACATTAGAAGCCTTACTCCTGAGCTGTTTGATGAAGTAATTAAGCTGTTCAAAGATTCTGACATTAGATAGAAATGATACGGGTGGGTTATTTTTTCCTTAGCATTCCACCCGGCCTTTGTTGATCCCTCATTATCATCATCATGTCCGTCGACCAAGCCTGCCTGAGTTGCTTAACCATGCCGTCATCAATCCCGCCAGTTGTATTTATAGTCAGGTTCATTGTTGGGTTAAAGGATGCTCCACCATCGGTGCGACCGATATCGCTGTTGCTAATCACTCGACCATTATCGCCAGGAATCATGTACTGGTTGCCGTTACTGGCTTTGTAGATTTCAGGCTTGCCACCCTCACCTACCCGATACATCGAATGGCCGTTAACCGGACCACCATGCTCACGAGCCCCCGCAATAGCTAGGCCTTTTGAGGCAACTAATGCGGTGCTGTAAGCCGTGGTTCCGGTTGCAGATGCTGCTCCCATCGTTGCAATTGAGGCGCTGATCGCTGCTGGAGCCCAGGCAGCGGCAGCGGCGGCAGCCTGTGCCGTTGTAGATGCCAGTGCAGCAGTAGCGGCTACCTGCCCCATAATCATGTTTTTAGCGTACTGGAGCCCCAAGTCAACAAGGCTACTCACTACGCTATTAAGGATTGTGGTACCGATGTTAGCAAATGCCTCACTAAGGCTTTGAGTGCCATTTAAAAGGCCAGTAATAGCGCTCGATGCTCCGCCCTGCAGAGAGTCAACTGCCGTTGCCAGAAGATTATTTGCTTCGCTCTGGCTTCGATAGATCTCCCACTGGGCGGCAATTCTCTGTTGTTCATACTCGGCATTAGCCGCATTGCGCAACGCTAGCCCTTGCTGCTCGGTGATAATCCTTTGCTGCTCGAACTCCTGAATAAGCTCCAACTTCTGAGCGTTCTCGTTTGCCAGTGCCTGCACTGGGTCAACATTTCCCGCCGCTCTTTGCTGAGGAGTGACTGCTGACTTAGCGTTAGCTTGCGCTATTTGCTCAGAATATGTAGCCGCGAGATCAGCACGGCGCTTCTGGCTCTTCTCGAAAGACACATCGCCAGCCGCTACTTGTCGCTCAAGTTGAGAAAGATCTAAATCTCTTTGCCTTGTTACTTTGGCAACTTGATCTTGCTCAAGTGCATCCTTTTTGTCCCTCATCCTTTGCTGGATGTCGAAAATCTCTCCGGCCTGATCCTGCGCCACTGAAATTTGTGCTTGAGATGCGCCAGCACCCAGATCCTGTACCGCTGCAAGTTTCGTAGCCTCACGGTGCAGATTTTTGTTATTGAGTTCTGCCACTGCCATCTCGTTATTCAATTCTTCAAGCGATTTGGTGCGACGCTTTTCTGCCGCTTCGGCCTGAGTTTCAGCGCGCGCTGCTGCAGATGCTTCTTTCTTGGCCGCAGACTCCGCCTGCTGCTTATCGTAGATAGCACCTACCTGCTCACGCGCAATACGGATGGTATTGTCATCGGCGCCTGTTGCACGCAGCTCCTGCTCAACTTTTAGCTGAGCACGGCGCCGCTTATTCCCCTCGCTAAGCAGTTCGTTCTGCTCATAGAGGTTATCAAGAACACCCTGTGATTTAGCGTCCCGCTCAACAGCAATACTCGACGAGTTGAATTTCTCCTTGGCTCCGGATGCAAAGTTAATTGCATGGCCAAGCTGAGTCATAAGCCCGGCGGTAACTCCAGCCGCCTGTCCATCACGACTTAGTAGATCGATACCCTGTTTAAATTGCCCGCTAGCCTGAGCCCTTAACATTCCTGTCTGGCTTATTGTCTGGCTTAGCTTGTTTTCCTGCCTTTCACTCTCAGCAAGCAACTGCGTATGCTCGCTTTGAGCCTGCGAAAGCTCGCTTAAGGTATACTTGTAAAGCGCGCTCCCTTCAGTGAGTTTAGAAAGAGTGGCACGTAGCCTTTCCTGCTGAACCTCATTGGCCTGAATCGTACTGGACGTATCTTTAAGTGCATCACGCTGAGCAACGATAGATTGACTTGCCTTGTCAATTTGCGCTGCAAGTTGGACACTGCTCATCTCTTTCATCTTAGACACAACGCCAGTGAGCGTGTCCGCAAAGGCAATCGACTCCTGCCGAGCTTGCTGCGCTTTTTGATAGAAATAATACAAAGCTGCCGCAGCTATGACGACAACTCCAGATGTACCGCCAATTAATCCAAAAGCGCCGGTCACCAGCCGTGTTATTGTTCCTGATGCAGCTGTGGCTGCTGCAGAAACCGCGCTCAGAGAAGCTTGGTAAACTCTATTAGCAGTCGCTGCAGCACCACTTACAGTAGCTAATTCAGCTCTTGCGGCGGATACTTTTGCGTCAGCGGCAGCCATTGCATTTCCTCTTGACGTTGCAGCAGTAGCTTCTGCTGCTGCTAGTTGCCTGCTAAGGACGGAACTGGCTTGTTGTAGCTGAGCCATTCGTGTTGATGTCGCTATTCTTCCAGTTTCACTTATTTGAGCTCTTAACCTTTGCTGTTCAAGAGCCTTTTCTGCTGCGATTTGTTGCATATTGACGCGTATGCTTGCCAGTGCGGCATCTGCTCTTGCAACCTCAGCGGATGCAGTACCATTTGTGGCTATTAACAAACTTCGTTCTGTTTGAGCTCCATCAAGGTTTGATATCGCAAGGCTTTTATTTGCTTCTGCTGCTCTCAACTTTGTTGCGGCTTCAGCGGAAGATGATTTGGCAGATTCCAGGCTGGCCTTCGCCTGCGTCTGAGCAGCATGCATTTCGTTTACCCTAGCCGTAGTTGATGCAAACAGCGCACCCACAAAACGGCTGCCCATAATAACGGCAGTCGCACCAATTAAATTAGCCACGACCTCAAGGTTATTGCTAAGTGAAATAACGCCATTATTAAAAACATGGATAGACGTGGATACACTAGAGCTTTCACCAACAAACTTCGTAATGTTGTTGGTTGCGATAGTTATGGCCTGGCCCATCGTAGTTACGGTCTTGCCAAATTCTTTAGCGATTGCGTCGCTCTGTTGAAGCAGGCCTTTTACAACCACCTCAGTAGTTAGCTTTCCCTGCGCCGCCATTGCGCGCAGTTGACCAATGGTCACACCCAAAGAGTCAGCCAGTGCTACTGCAAGGCGACTTCCGTTCTCTGAAATGGAGTTGAACTCCTCCCCGCGCAGCACGCCTGAAGCTAACGCCTGAGAAAGCTGCGTCATTGTTGAACTGGCTTCTTCAGTGGTGGCACCAGATACTGCCAAGCCTTTGTTGATCGTGGATGTCAACGTTATCAAGTCTTCCGTGCTTGTGCCGGCGCTCCTAGTTGCGCGTTCCAAGCGGCCATAGAGAGTTGCCGTCGCACCGAGGCTGCTCATAGTGTTCTGGGAAATATCAAAAACACGCTGTGTAACTTCGGCCAGCGATTCATTCGCACGGACTGAGTTGGCCAGTTTATTATTGACCGTGACCCATTCGTTCCCGTACTGAGTTACTTGTTGAATTGATAATGCAGCTGCGATTCCCTTCGCGAGACCGCTAAGACTCGACATCGTGCTATTCATGGCGCTGATTGATCGTTCAGTACGATTGACGCTTGCCTCAAGGCGGCCCATATTTCCACCGAGGCCATTTAGAGCAGCATCAACCTCTCTTCTCGCGGCAAGCAGCCGGGCAGTATCCATATCCACTTCATAAACGATGCTACCTGCATTAACTGAACCAGCCATTCCGCTTTCTCCGGGCAATAAAAAACCCCGCCGTAGCGAGGTTTATTTTATAGGTTTTTTTTTAGTTGGGTTTAAATTCCACCATAACTCTTGATGAGTTACTTGTTTTTTTATACCCATCCTCGTTAAGGCCCATTCCTATGGAAATCTTGGCGCTTGTATTTTTCATAGAGAAGCTTGAAGACCAGCTCCCACAGTTTGAATTTGTCACGCAGGGAACGAATCTGAAGGCCTCTGAATAAACCCTCTCCGTGACATTCACGGGATGGCCGTACCTTTCGGTAAGAATAGATTTAATTCTGTCATATTCATTTTTAGCTTTAGAGCCAGCGACATCATCAGATAAATCATAAGTGTTAAAAACAATTCTATAAAGCTTCTCATGATTGAAGTAAAACCTGTAACTACCTCTCCCAAGCTCTTCTTTGGGCACTGTGGTTACATAGACCATACCCTCTTGTTCGGACAACTTAATCTTGTTGAAAGTTAACAGATTTTTTGAAGGGAATTGATCTATGTCAGATGACCACTTCAGCCCAAATGGCGCATCTTTGTTATCACATGCAACCAAGAAGAATGGGATTAACATTGCGAAAAATAGTTTATTCACTGCTGTAGCCCTATTTATACGCAGATTGAGTGATGGTTTTCGTGGCATCCGGTTGAGAGCAGGAAACTACAATAGCTCCATCATTTGTCCATATTTTTACTACATACATAGCGCTAGTATCGACAACAACCTTTGCCGGATAATTGCCCTCCACCTGACTATAGACGGTGTAAGCATTGGATTTGCAATCACCAAAACCCGCATATTCTGAACTCTTCACGACAGGTGATTCTTGCTCTGGGTACTGGCCAGACGCAGCCATTGAGTTAAGCTCGCCTTTGCTATAAGTAGTCGACGCTGCTGCATTAGTTGCTAAAAAAAGAGCTGCTATCACAAATTTTTTCATATCCCTATCCCCACCCGTAATTGATGAGATAAATCCTAAAGGGAAACTAACGCAATGGGAAGCAACAATGGAGTGGGCGCAATGTGATGAACACATCATTGGCGGCAAGTTGCTCTCGCATGGCTGATCACGATATTTTGTCTTCACGTAATAATAAAAATGGAGAGAACATGCCTACGGTCAATAAGCGCATCCAGCTTCAATGCGTACTCGATAATCTGGACGATGCACAGGTTGAGATTGTTCAACTGAAGATGGTTATCGGTCTAATCATCGCCAAACTGCCACCTGAACAAAGAGAAGACCTCATTAAGGAGCTGCGAAATTTTGGTCTAAGCAGTAGCGCCCAAGAGTTCACTCAGTTTGTAGTGGAGTAAGCGTCAACCATAAGCACTGACCATCTATTAGAATACGGCACAATTGAAAACAAGAAGGCCATCATAATGGGGCAGATATCAACTGCGTCTATCTTCTCCATTTAATAATTTTTCATTTTGTAGCATTGTTGCTAATTAAACCCGCATCTTTGCCAGCATTATGAGCAAGACCCACCTTAAATTTTCCATTATAAATAAGCATAATTTAACATGGGAAATGCAATACAAAATAAAAAGCCACCTAGTGGTGGCTAGACCTTAATTCTGAGATGCTTTTCCGCCAATACACTGGAACTCAACTGAGACATTTGTTTTTTCACAGCCATATGGACCGGGCTGAGCACATATCGAATTCTGACCACCAAATGCTTCGGCACCGTCATAACCCCAAGTCTTGCATTTTTTTGCTGCCAGAGTTTCTGCTTGTAAAATATCGACCTTTGGACTTTCAAACATCCCATAGTCATATCCCATCCGAACTGTTCCATCGGCTTTACTACCGCCCATTGGGATCATATCTTTCTTGGTTGCTGAGCATCCCGAAAGTAACAATAAAAATGTCATACTCATTATAATAGCTTTCACTCTAATTACCCCCAATTGTTAAGATTAAGGATACCTTACCACTCATTAGAATTGCTTAATGAAAAAACTTAGGTAGTTTTTGCTGTCTTTTTAGCCTTTCGAATCAAATAATCATCAGCTATGCTGTCATATTCTTCACGTGTGAAGCCCTTCTGGTCAGGGTACTTGGCAGACAGGAGCATTTGAAACTCAGTCATTGTTAACTGCTCCGCCTCCTTCCTGCTGATGCCAAAATGATTCCGGGATGCATTGATGTACTCGAATGCGTTAAATTCGGTTGATGCCTGTCCACCTTCATGACGCTGCAGCTGCCTCACCTTGGCTTTGCCAATGATGCCATGCACGATGAGCGATCGGGCGATCAGCACCATATCGGCATGATTCATTTTTCCGGGCCGATAAACGAAAGCCCACTTCCCTGACTTGCCGGGGATCAGCTCGCCCGTCAGGGGTGTTATGTCATCGTCACAACAGGCAGCCAGCACGCGCATCGCTGCATAGATGGTCGGCTTGGAAAATTGCGGCCTCGCTAAATACTTTTTCAGCCAGTCAGGAACGGCGTTGTATGCCTCGGTCGCGCGGTCCAGTAATTGCCTCAACTCATCGTTATGCAGTTCGTGAAAAGTCGTCACGATGTCTTCTGGTGAGCCTATGCTCGCCATGTTCATGAACGATGGGCGAAAGAAATAATCATTCTCTCCGTCGCTGATGAGGCACTCGCCTATTTCCTTCAGAGGTGTCATTGCATCATCCGTTAAAAGTCATTTTCGGGGCCACCACAAGGAAGCCCCTGAAATGGCAATTAGGAAGTGGTTACGGTTACCGCTGTGGTGCCGGTAAAGCCGCCATCGCGTGACGTGAACGTGATCGTCGCCGTGCCAGCGGCAACGCCGGTTACCAGGCCAACATTGTTAACCGTTGCCTTGGTCGCGTTAGACGTTGTCCACGTGCCTGACTTATCCGTCGCCGTAGCCGGATTAACGGTACCGGTCAGCTGGCGAGTGCCACCGACAACAATGGACGTGGTTGCTGGCGTAACCGTAACGCCCGTTGCCGGAACGAGCTCTTCAGAGTCAGTCACCTGAATCGTGCTGGCATCACCCACTTTGAACTCAGTGGACAGCGATACGATGTCGTTGGTGCCGCCGTCAGAGCTCAGCGCGGTCACTACCATATAACCCTGAAAGGTTACCGGACCGTATTCCATGCGAACCCAGATACCTGGCTGGCGGCGCGCTTTCAGTTCCGTTGCAAAATACTGAATGAAGCGACCGATACCGTACTGGTCCAGCTTGTCTTTTTTACGCACCTCACCTTCAAAGCTGATGGTGAAATCGGAGTTGGTGATGATGCTTTCGACATAGCCGCCGCCATCATCCGCATCGCTGGTTACCGTATTCGGGCTGAAGTCGAAGCCCTTTGATGTGCCAGCGGCGAGCGCTTTCCACTCGGATTCCTGCGGCACCTGATCCGGGCAGCCATCGGCCACTTCAAGCACAACGGCGCCACCGAACAAACGTTCGTTGCTGTTCTGGCAATTAGCCATGTTTTAATTCCTCTTTGACGTTTAACTAAGCGCCGTATGTGGCGACAAACTGAAGCCGATAGACCAGGCGGCCTTCGGAGGTTGGGACAGGTGCGGGTATGCCGCCGAGATTCTGGAGATAGCCGACGCACTCGTCGGCCATTGGGTTTTCCTGAACGTGGTCGATGATGGCCTGAACTGCGCTATCAGTAGCTCCGTTGCTACCTTTGGAGCCGATCACGTCAACCATCACGTAATACTCCGACCCGAGACCATTCCGTACAGCAGAGCCTCCGTTGGGCCGGAACACCATAAAGCTGTCTGCTGCATTGCCAGTGTCGTTCCAGATAAGCAGCTGCGGAGTAAAGCTGCCTATCAGGCCAGCATCAGAAAAGTAATTGCGCACACGCGTATGCATTGGAGGATTCAAAGCGACATCTCCCTTGCGATGGTTCTGTCGATAAGCTCTCGCTCATCTTCAAAGCCTTTGGTGAGAAACTCTTTCTGAGCGGTCGGGCGCCGAAAGTTCTGCGGAATAGACGGGTCATGCACGTAGGCTGCGTAATTGGCCGTGTAGCCAACTCTGCCGGTTATTCTGGTACCGTTAATCACTATCTCGCGGAACTGACTGTTTATCAGGTAAGAAGTATCAATTGGCGTATATATGGCCGCCTGAGACCCGCCGATAATCATGGCGCTGGTTAATGCCCTGACAACCTTCCGATCCTGAATGTTATCGATGGCCCGGTTAACCTTTCGGGCTACCTGTTTAACGCCCTTCACTTTCACACCCATATCAGGCTCCGGTAAGAATGGCGTAATCGTCAGTCAGGCGTTCAAAGGTGTCTGCATAGCGAATTGCCTGCATTACCTCGTCAGCACCGGCTGCGATTGGGTCAGGATTGGTTGATGCGCCGATGAGCAGATAGTCGCCTGTGTCAGCCAGCGCATACTCCGTCCACACCGTGTTCTTGACTACCTTCTCGCCGCCGATGTCACCGAGCCGCTTTGAAAGCCCACCCTGATAATCACAGGCAATTACAAGCGGTGCATCGAATGACGGGTCACCATAATCATTGGTTGCGCCTGAGCGCTTCCAGATCGTCGCCTGTGCGGTGTATGACCAGCTAGCCAGTGATGACATGCTATTTCCTCCAGCCCGTCACGGTGGGCTTCTGCGCGGCTATTCGGGGACAGTTAATTACCCACTCGCCGCTACTGTTCACATACCCCGTCGTTTCCCGGCCGTTGGATGTTTTAATCCATACCCGCTCGAATGGTTTGGGTAGTTGCTGTGCAGCGTGCCAATCCATTACTTATCCCCACACATGCATCCGCCCCTGGCTATCCATATTCCTGCAAATGCCTGCTGGGTTGGATTAGCGGGAATCAAAGACGTAGCGCAGCCGTATTTATCAAGCCCGCGAAGCAGTCCCAGCGAGCCTTTCCAACGGTCCGAAAATGAACCGTAGCGGAATGACCTCGACGCACCAGACGGGGCTGACTGAGAGCTGATGTATTTATCGCCCTGCCCCAGCCCCATCAGTCCTAGCAGATACATCTGAATCAGAAGCGCAGTGGCTGACGGGTAATTAGCATCCAGACATTCCTGAATGCTGTTTGCCTGCTCGACCAGCGCCGAGAGAATGAAGTCTGGCAGCGAAATACCCTGGCTCACCAGATACTCTTTTGCCTGTTCCTGAGTGACCATGAATACCTCTCAGCCCTGCCGGAACAGGGCGTAAAAAAACCGCCATTCCGGCGGCTGTTATTCAGCAGGAAAGAGCTTTTCCAGCTCGCCTTGCGGCAGCAGCTCTGCCAGCTTATCCGCGCCAAGATTGCCTTTGTACTCAATGGCAAGCTCATCCAGGCGTTTCATGATGGCCTCTTTGCGCGCCTGCTTATCCGAGGTCGCGTTCGGCGTTGCCGGAGTCAGCTGAGCGGTAGCCTTATCTGACAGCTTGCGGACGTGCGATTTCAGTGACGGGTGCAGCTTTTCCAGCTCAACCACGTCACCCTTCGAAACACCATGCCACGGGCGGGTTACTTCGTATTTATCAGTCATGCCTTTTTCCTTATGCCAGGTTGGCACCGTAGATGACACCAGACAGGCCTTCGCCATCTTTCTTAATCTGCAGACCTTCAGCAGACATGATCTGGAAGTTGTAATTGCTCTGCGGCATAGGGCGAGGCAGAGGAACAACTCCAACCGCCATGCCGACCAGCGGAGAAATTACGTCCTGACGACGCTGATAACCGAAGAACTCATTGCCGGTAAGCGCATAGGTAGGAAGAATTTCTTTGGCAGGAATAAACCGGGAAACTGCATCCAGCACGGTACCGCTCACCATGGCATTGGTGCCGCCATTGACGTCAATCAGGTAAGGCTTAGCCATGTTGGCGTAAATCTCAGCGCTCACCCAAAGCTTGTCATAAACGGTGACTTTGTTGCGGCGAGCCGTTACGCCAAATGCGCCGGTCGGCCCGAAGAATGCCAGCAACTGAGCCGGAGTTGCGGTGGTCAGATCGATGCTGGCACCGCCCGCGCCGCTGCCAAGGTTGATTTTGGCGGTGTTGCGATGATTACGGATGCCCTGGCCTTTGTAGCCATTTACGGAAATGCTGTCGCTGCCGTTGAGGTAGTAGTTGACGCGCTTTTTATGGAATTTGCGCATTTTGGCAGCCTGAGAGTCCAGAGCCAGATCGATCCCTACCGAACTTAGCCCGGCAGCATGACGCCAGTTAACGCCGTAACCCGCGGTAAAGACAGGAATCGGGTCACCATCGTTATCGTAATCGGAGTGATCAAAGGAATAAGGCGCCTGACCATCAATACTGATTGATACGTCATCGGCAATGTCACCGGCCACGTTATACAGCTTGGCGGTTTTGCCAATGGGCAGTACGGTCTGAACGCCCATCAGGTCATTGATAATTTCCATGCCGATTTCCTGATCGCGCATCTGAATAACCTGGCGATCCAGCTCAGCCCAGAAATCACGGGTAAAGCCGCCAACAGCGTTGGCTGCAATGGTTTCAGCATCCATCACGCCACGATAGGCGTTTACCATCAGGTCATGCGAGCGGTTAAACATATTGCGCTGGGCCCATAACGAATCCCATTGCACGCGTAGTCGGCTGTTTGCAGCCAAAGTTTCAGCGGTAAAATACATTCTTAATTCTCCTGATTACGCGCCAGCGGCTGCGGCAACGGTGCCAGCGCGCATACGCACGCGGATGAGGTCTGTGGTGCTCGCAGCGATGGTTGCTTCGTCCTGGCTGTAGCCGATCACTGAGTCAGTGTCTGCTGTCGCAATTTTGAACTGACCGTTTGCGCCGAGAGTGATCGGTGAATCTTTTTTGTATGCGCCAGGCACGCAGCGCAAGGCCAGCTCGCGACCTTCCTCCACGTAATTACCAACAGCGGAGTCACCGGCAGGAATTTCTTCGTTGATATTCAGCCCCTGATGGTAGGCGACGTCGACAATGTAGAGACGTCCCTTAGTCGCAGTTGCCTGAGCGAGCTCATTGTCACCGTTGATCACAGCAGCGGTACCGGGCAGCAACGCAGCTGCAGTGGCGCGGGTTTCGGTCTTGTACAGTGACTGACCATCAATATTTACTCGACGATAACGTGCCATTACGCAGCACCTCCGAAGTAGGTTTTAAAATCAGGGGCGCCTGTTTCTGCCGGATTGCTCGCAGAGTTAGCACCGATAGGAGCCGCTACGCCGAGTTTGCTGAACATCTCTTTCAGGGCATCGCCAGACAGGGCATTTGCGATCAGCTCGCCATGAACAGCTTTCACTGCGTCACGCATGGTCTGCTCTTCGGCGCGTGAGTTCGCGGTCAGGGAGTCGGACAACTCTTTGTGGTTAGCCTGCAGCTGGTTAATTTGTTCGGTGACCGGCTTGAGCGCTTCAGTGAAGTTAGCGGCCAGACCTTTACCGATTTCCGTAATCAGCTCTTGTTTCTCTTCAGTGGTTAAAGGCATGTCGCCCTCCGTTTGGTGGTTGGTTGCAGGGGCTTCCTGCGTATTGAAAAGTGCTTTGAATTTGTTGCCGATGAGGGACACCCACGATTCAGAGCGGACAACCTGTGTTCCGGCGTCGTCGAATGTGATCTTCCCGCCTTCAGAGGTGTATCCGTAAATTTGAGCATCGCCACCGTTTCGGATGATTACAGCCTGCGAGTCGGTGAAATCTGCCACCCAGCAATACTCATCCTGCCCACTCGCGAACCGGTCACGCGCGGCCTTCTCAATGCGACGCTCGCGCTCGCGGTAGCTTTCGCCAATAAGCGCGCCCGAGTTTGTTCTGAGTGGCTGAGCAAGGTCAGCGTTAACCATCAGGCCAACGCCCTGCTCTGGCGTCGCTGCGCCAACCTCATGCAGCAGGATGGCGTCATGATCCATTGCGTGAATCTTCACTACATGGTTGGCACCCATTGCCTTTTGCTCATCGGAAGCCGGAAGCTGATCGCGGAATACCGCAACGCTGGTGTGAATAGGCGGGACATCTTCGCCACGCTCAATGGCCTCAACGCGTGCAATCAGCTCGCGTCCGTTTTCGCTCTCACTGGCCTTCAGCACATCCACCCATTTTTCCAGGTAGATGCGATTACCGGACTTCTTAACGTTGCGATTCCATGCGCCTGCATAGCCGACGTTAATGCCTTCAGGTGAAAACGCGGAAACGAACTGGCCGTTAACAGTCGGATGGCCGAGCGGCGCCAGCGTGCCCTCAAGGCCTTTATAGTGGGCGTCGATTTCTGACTCAGGATAAAGCTCGTTATTCATAACGACGTTGGCCGGCAGCGTGTAGCTCGGGATGACGATGTGATCGCGTCCGTTGTGCACCTCCCGCCGGATAGACTGACTGTTCACCTTTGTGGTGACGTTAACCTGCATGGGCATTGGGATATCTCTCAATTAAGCGGCATGCTTATGGCCGCAGCAGTGGTGTGATTTGTTGGCAGCAATGCCTTTCCATTGCTGAAACTCTTTGCGGGCCATCTCGACAACTTTGGGGTTAACTGGCTGCCCCTTGCTGTCAACCAGCACCTCAACCTGATTGCATTTGCAGTTGATGGCATTGGCACCTGTCGCATACCACGTTCTGACTTCTTCCACCGTGTAGAGGAGATGATGACGAAACGCATGCGACTGGCGGGTTGTTGGACTAAGCGCAGAGATATGCATCAGCCTGATATTCAGGCCGAGGTCTTTCTTTGCCTCGTCGGCCTCATCCCATCTGGCACGACGTAAGGCAGTGGTTAGCTCTGTACGGGCAATCGTGTTTGCGCGCCGCTTTTCAATACCAGCCTGTGAGCGAAGGTTTCTGGCTACTTCCTTCGGGTTTGACCCCCGACCAATCCCGTCAGTCAGTACGCGAGCCATGTTCTTTTTGGTCTCAGCGGTCAGCCCTTTCATTTCTTCAAAGACGCGGGCGTTTACCAGCGCCATGCGGCGTTGATAGGGATCGCTTAACAAAAGCGTCTGAAGGGATTGCCTGTCGGCCAGATATGTCGCTGACTGCTGGGACAGGTTGGCGAATGCCTGCGCCGTTCCCCTCACAACCCCCGCCTCAACGTAGGTTTCAGCGAACCAGTTGTTACTCTGGCCCCCTTCAAGCAGGACAGAATCAACCAGCATGCTGGCGTCGTTGAGCGTCATATTGAGAAGCAGAGGATCGAGCTGATATTCGTAGCTGGCGTTTACTGCGAGTGTGGCCGGGAATCTTTCAAGAGCGATGATGTAGGCGCCGACGACCTTTTTCATTCGCACTGCGAAATCCTTCATCGCCTTGCGCTCAAGCCGGTCTATTCCGGTCGGGTCTTGCTTATTTCCGGGCAGGATTGCTGGTTTAGGTTTCTTCATCCTCTTCGTCATCCTCGCCTAATACGTCGTTACCCATCGGCTGATAACCGGCGGCAACACGAATCTCATCTCCGGAGAAAACCGCCTCACCAGATGCGAGCGATGTCTGATTGATGTTGCTCATTTTCACCGCGCTATCGAGCTTGTCGGATGGTGACTGCTCGTTTAGCTCATCCCAGACGATGCTGAACTTTGATACCGGCTTCAGCGCCTGCAGGTAGATAAGCTTGTCGACCAAATCCTCAATATCGAAAGACAGGTCACCGCGCCGCGACTGACAGCGAGCGTTGAAGTAAATCTGGTCTTCTGTGCTGGCGCGCTCGCCGGACTGATTGCCGACGATAATCCGCGAAGGAATGTCCACCGATGAGCTGAAGGTCTGGAGGTTTACGCTGTACGTTGGCGAGGGGTCTGATACAGCAGAAACCATCGATGTAATCTGCGCACCCTGCGTGATCAGAAGCGCGTCATTGCCGCGGTTAATCTCCCGGGCGGCCTCGTTATAGCGTTCCTGCAGCTCATCAATGGTGACGCCATACATTGAAGCCAGATTGTTAAAGTCGATGTCTTTATCGAAGTTAATATTCTGCTGGCGTGCGGCATTCTTCAGGAATGACTCGCCCGAACCGCCCTCAACTTTCTCCAGGCTGACGCATGCGTTATAGCCGGGCTCCAGAAAGCCGATTTCATCATCGGACATATCGCCGATAATCAGGATGCGATCGGGATGGATATCGCGGCGCGCCGTGCTGCCATCAGGGAGCGTTTCTGTGTACTGCCAGTTAGTGATGTTGCCGTTACCATCACGATTTCCCACCTGCAAAGCGCTGGCCCATACCGGCGTTATCTTTTGCAGAGCCTTACCTTTAATTACCGGCTCGTTCCAGTTTTTACTGTCTTTGATGTGAAGCAATATGCCAGCCCATCGGCCAACCAGGCGCCGCGTATCGGCCTTCGCAAATGCCCGCCAGAAACGGTGAGTGAAAACTTGTTTACTGGCCTTCTCCCATTCCGTCTCTTCGCGGGATTCATCAGAGATGTCACCCTCAATGACTTCAGGGTTGGTTCTCCAGCAATTCGTAACAAGCTTATTTACCGCGCCATTGGCAATGCCGCCGCGACGATAGAGCTTGTAGAGATCGTCAAAGGTAAGGTCTTCTTTAAAGCCATACTCGCACCATGCCGAGCTGCGCTTTGCATCAAGCCCCATACCGGGGTTAAGCGCCATCGCTCGCGCACGGGCAAGCCTGACATCACTCAACGCATGGTTGACGGCCAGAGTTAATTTATCTGTCATGGTTTGTCCGTTGGTGGGTTTGGGGCAATAAAAAAGGCCGCCTAAGCGACCTTATAATTGACTGCGGATTACACCCGGTTAAATGACGTTATGTGCAAATAGTCTGTGTTCTGCGCTCTTTTGAGGCTAACAATCATATCGTCATGAACCTGATCAGGATGTGCCTCAGCAGGATAATCTTTTATACAAGAACCAAAGCGATAAACGGCCATGCCGCCTGCCTCACTGCTTGTATAGGTGCACCAAGATATAAACCAAGAATTCATAAACCCTTCTCCATGTTCAGATTGCAAACATGTTATCGACTAGATTCATATATTCTTGAATGCCAGCCTGATTATCGTCGTAGTCGCTTTGGCAGCAGCATTCCTGCCATCTGACCTTTGCGTTTGATATGTCCATCAAGGCCATAACGTATTCCATCCCAGCAGTGTTCATATCCATCAGCCAGCTTTGGCAGAACCTCGCCTGTAATACGGTCGGTTTTGTAAGACCACATGCGGGCTTCAATTGCGACGTTCTTGCAGCGTGGGTGGATAATTATTTCGTCAAAGCCACGCAGATGGGCGATCCCGTCCTCAACGCTTCCCTGCCATTTTTCAGCAGCTGAGATATTGAATCCCTGCCGCCTGAGATAGCTGATTGTTTCTGGTCGTGCGGAGTCGGCCTTAATCGGCCATTCACGTGATCCGGGGATGGTGTCGTACAGCTCTGGCATATGGTCCAGCTCGGTTTTCTGCCCGTATGCCTCATATTCGATGTAAAGCCGGTTATGCAGGATGAATGAGCGGGTGAGCGTGTTAGGGTCTTTGGCGAAACCAAAGTCTGCACCAAAGTGAAGGCGCTCCGCCTCTTTCCACAACTCACCAGAGAATTCAGCGATCCGGTATTTTCCAGCTAGCACCTGCTTATCGGAGTTTTCAAGATAAGCGCCTTCCCATACCCATGCATAGGTTGCAGGGTCGAGGCGGCGCTGATCGTTAAGGCGCTCGCCTTCCAGCACATCAGGGAACCACGGATTATCCGTGTAATTCATCTCGACGGTTATGCAGTCGTCACCAAACTCTTTACGAAAGCGTTTATCAGTGGCGCTACCGTCACGCTCAGGGTTCCACGTCACCCAAATCTCTGAGCCCTCTTCACGCACTGTCGGGCTCAACTTCTGCCAGGCGATTTCACTGACGGATTCAGCTTCGTCTACCCAGCAGAGAAGGACTCGCGCTTTCGACTTGATGCTGTCGAGGTTATGGCGCAGACCAGCGAAAACGTATGTCACGGTTTTGTCGATGGTGCGGATGTATTTCTCGCCAATGTCGAAATTGGAAGCCAGCCACGGCACCGACAGGATCGCTTGTTTTACTTCCTGCATGCTCGACTCTTCCAGCGAGTTCATGAACTCACGCGCGCACAGGATTACGCCGCTCTCCCCGTTCATCATTGCCTGATACGCCTTAACGGCTGTCATCAGTGCGAACGTGCGTGTCTTGGCGCTACCACGCCCACCATGTGAGCAGCGATAGCGTTTGTTGACTGCGGTGAACAATGGGGCAAGCTTGGCAGGGATTGGTAGCTGAACAGTATCACTCATGCTTAGGCTCGACAGGTAGAAGCTGTATGGTGGTCGGCTTAGGCGTCATACTTCCATCAGATGACTTGTGATCTATGTTTTCCTTGAAAGCGTTGACGCTAATATGTTTTCCGAGCAACTCAAGATTTTTGACCTTATCAGGCCACTTAATCTTCTTGAGGATGTTCTCCATCGTCGTTTCATCGAAGTTGGTGACGGTTGTCAGGATATCCAGCCCGCTCAGCGTAGTGCGCCACACCTTCGGCCACTCGTGGACCATTTTCAGGCCACCGTCATCCTTCAGGATGTCTATCACGTCCATTTCATCAATCTCAACGAGACGTCGCAGCACGTAATCTGCGTTTACTTCTACCCTTTCGTTTCGACTTGATTTAAGGTCAATGATGCGTTGCGCAATGTCTGGTTTTGTGAGGTTTTCACTACCAATCTTGCGGGCTGTATTATCGCTATACCCCGCCCGAATGGCCGCTTGCGTGGCGTTCAAATCGATGAGGTACTCGCGACAGAACATTTCTTGTTTGTCGGTGAGCGCCATATTAATACCTACAGTGGAAATTATGGATAGATTTAAGAAGAAGCTCATTGAGCAAATATCTTTTCTTGAAAGCTCATGCGAAAGTTATGACAGAGGGAATACTCACGAAGCGTATAGAATTGCTCTTTGTCTCCGGGTTATATTTTATTCAACTAAAACTAGCAAATCACTAATCAAGCATATGAATGTTGACACCAGTAATTTTTCTCTACTTAGTACAGGGGGGATGTCCAGAGATGAGGCTGTTGGTTGCTGCATGTATTTTGGTCTTGGTATTTTAAGCCTAGTCGGGGCTAGTGAGTGCATTTATAGGCCATACGTAGGCGTTGAGCAGACAGGCGATAAGATTTTACCCATAAAAGATTGGTGGAAAGAATGCGTTTATATTCTAGAACCTGAAAAGTTGATAACAAGGTTTAACATAATGAGTGGGGCTGCTAATAATGATGGTGGTGCTCACGTAGACGATAAACTTGAGCCTTTATATGAGTCGTTATCTCAAGATGGAGCCTTGGGTACCTTTGAAGCTTTTGATGAAACACTTAATACTTTAACAAAATCTGATATAGCAAATGCCCATCACGTAGCCCTAAGGCAAATGGCGTATGAGGTTTTGCACAGCCCGGATTTTATTCGTCTAGTCAACTAACCAACTTGATTTAGTTTTGGGCGATCTCTTCGACACCCTTGGTGACGCCCATAAAAAACCGCCCGGAGGCGGTTTGGTTATTTTTTTAGCGCAAGCTGTATAGCATCCGCCAATTTACTAACTTCTTTCGCGACATGCTCTAAATCATCCTCAACTTTAGATTGCGTTGACTGGTTAGCTTTACCAACAGAATGCTTGGCTATTTCAAGCGCGGCTTGAACTGCAAGAAGCCTTTGTTTTTGCTCTAGCGTAACTCCGACTGGAGCACCCTTGCTGAAATAATCTTCTAACATCACAACCTCCTTTTCATAAATGGAGGTCATACATTAGCTCTAAGAATAATCTTAGTGAAGCGAAATTTATGGTTCCAGCTTTGCGACGCTTCACAACGTGGCTAAGCGATATCCCTAGTCAGAGACTAAAGATCGATTCCTCAGTTACGGCAAAGGCTAAGACATATCAGTAATAGCCTGGGATATGTTTACTTTCACACGATTATTTATCTTCAATTCAAAACGCTCCCCTGTTGACAACACAGCAAAGCACTTTAGTTTTTTTACATCTAGGTTTGCTTCTAATAAACGTTTAGCGATTCTATTAAACCAGCAACCTTCTTCATCACGTAAAATGATGCGGTAGTTAGCTTCATCGCCATGCTCAAGGCGAATAGGCAACTTATCTGATTCAGCGTTTTGGAATAGCTGCTGAAACTCATGGTCTTTGCCGTTCACCCAGCATATATAGCTCAGCTTAACTGTATGAAGGGTTAGACTAACAACGGTCACAGCTAAAACCTGAAAGTCATCTTCGCCAGAAAATATTCTACCTAATCGCACCCTTCCTTTAACAAAAGACTTAGGCTTTCTCAAGGCAATGAACAGGGATACCAACACTGCAGCAAATGTTGCAATCCCCGAGAACCAAACCCCCCACATTGCCCAAAAGGCCCAATTTGCTGACTCTCTTGCCGCAACAAGAGCTTGAATTGCTATTTCACTTTCTGTCATATGCTCTCCTTTAAAGAGTGCATTTTACATCAAGCATTGCTCCCGAATGTACTGCTGCAGGCCAGCTATCTGCTTTCCGGCAACTTCTATTCGCTCTCTGAGGGTGAAATAATCCCGTTGAGCGGCGTCAGTAAGTCGGGCGCTGGCTGCATCATCCATGCTGGCGGTGCCGGAGGCGGATTGTCTCTGGCAGGTCGCGTTGAGCTGCAACCGACGCTTGCCAGCAGCAACATCGCCGCGCAGCTGATCGATAGTGGCTTTAGCATCCGCTAACTCCTTCATATATTTCTGGTCGAGGGCTGCAACGCTTTTCTGACGGCGCTGCATGTCGTTGATGGTTTCCTGCCGCGTTTCCGCCAGGCTGGCTGCTTCGGTGTATTTGCTGTGGTAATGCCCGGCCGCCGAACCAAACAGGACGACGCAGACACACAGCAGGAACCACAGAACCGATCGCCAGTTATTTGCCAGCCAGTTCATCAGCGTTCTCCGCCAGGCACATTGACCGCTCCATATCGCGGCGATTCATCAGTCCACGCCATTTCTGTCCGCCCGCATAAATCCAGCGGCGCAGTTCTTCGCAGGCACCGTTTACGTCACCGTCATTTAGCCGTTTAAGCAGTGTCGATTTTGAGAATGCGTTTGTGCCAACGTTATAGGTGAAGCTGTACAGTGCGGCGCGCTGATACTCGCCCAGTGAAATTTTGACCATCCCATCAACAGCTTTCTTGACTGGCTGCAGGTCGTTCCACATCAGACGATCACATTCGCGGTCGGTGTACTTCTTGCCCTTGATGATGTCGGCTCCGGTGTGGCCGTCGCAGACAGTCCAGACGCCTGCCACATCTTTGTAAGGCTCGTACACCCTCCCCTCAACACCATCCTTTCCACCGAGAAATACAGTGGCGATAAGCATGGCTCCGCCGCCCGCA